TGATAGAACTACTCATTCTTATAGTGAACCATTTAATCAAACATATTTACCTTATAGAACCTTTATAGATACAGAGATAACATATATAACTTGTTTTGATGTATTATCTAATATCGTTAAGTCATTTGGTTGTAGATTATTTCAAGCTGGTGGTAAATGGTGGATAGTGGCAGTTAATGAATTTGCTAATGAGAATAATTGGTTTACTGAATATACATACACAGGAACAGTTGCATCAAGTGGTAGTAACTTAAATACATTAAGCGTTATTCAAGGATATGTTGGCAATACAAGTGGATTATACTTTATAGATAATTCACAATTGAAAATAATGAAGAAAGGCTTTAATAAAGTCGAATGCAATTATGATGTAACAATAGCAGATAATTATATATCTAATGGGAATTTCAGACCATTTACAGGGTTATATGCAGATAACTGGGATGTAGATTTTCACGGAGTTGGTAGTACTGTTACAATTGTAAATAATACAACTGATTCATTTGCACAATATAGACTTGAAAGAGGAAGTACATCTATTACTAATGATGCTTCTATTCAAATAAAATCAGGGTCTTATCCTAAAATAGCTGGTGGAGTTAAACTTGAATTTTCTTGGATATTTCAAGGTCAAGATTTGGGTTCTAATCCAAGAGGTTTTGTTTATGTATTATTAACAGATGGTTCTGCTAATTGGTGGTGGAATGGAACTGCTTGGGTAAGTACATCACAATTTTATACTGTTCCAGCATATTCTGGTCCAAGTGGTTCAGATGTCAATTCTTATAAATTTACTACTTCTGTTACTCCAATATCAGGAGAATTGCATTTTAAATATTCTCTAGAAGCTGGAACTGGGAATTTTGCCCAATTAAGCAATATGTCGCTTAAAATGACTCCATTGATTAATAATATATATTATTTTAGTTATTTAAGTAACACAAATGAATATGTTAAGACTGTTGAAATTCCTTATGGTAGTTTTAGTAGTTATTATTATTATCCAATTGAAATAGGTGTTTTATTATTTAGTAATGGTTATAATCCTTCATCTTGGTATGTTTATGGTGGTGCTGCTACTTACCCAAGTTTAATACAATTATTGATGCAACAATTTACTAATGTGTATGCTCGTAATATTATTAATGTGGATTGTAGTTTATCAAGTTTATCTACATCCAATGGGATATTAAATGCTTCTAAATTGTTTAAGGCTACTGATACCGACCCTAGTCAAATAAACATTGCTAGTAATTCATATATGTTAGGGAATGCTACAATAAGTTACCCTAATGATGAAAGTCAGGTTACATTACTTCAAATTTCTAATACTAATATAGTATCTACAAATGGTTATGAAATATCATATAATACTTTAATTTAAGTAAATTTGCAATATGCCAGACAAAGTACAGGGTAAAAATATAATTCTTTATAAAGTAGTTGGAGGGGTAGATACTGCCTTTGCTTGTTCTACTAATTGCACCTTTAATATTCAAGTTGAACAAAAGGATGTAACAAGCCAGACTTCTGCTTGGTTTAGAGAATTTAAAATTGATATAGCTTCTTGGATAGTTACTTGTGAAGGTATTGTTACTTTATCTGGCTATTCTTATGCTGATATGTTAGCGAATCAATTGTCAAGAACAACTATTGCAGTTAAGTTCTCAATAAATAATGGCTCAGGTTATACTATTATAAGTGGCAATGCTATTATATCTGCTCTTTCAATTAATGCTCCTTATAAAGAAATAGCAACTTATTCAATCACTTTGCAAGGAATTGGTGCTTATACATTAACTTAGTAATAATGGCAACTAAAGTACAAGGCAAAGATGTTATTTTATACAAGATTGATACTTCGGTAATACCTGTGTCTGAAACTCCTTTTGCCTGTTCTACCAATTGTACTTTTAATGTTCAAGTTGAACAAAAAGAGGTATCTAGCAGAACAGATGCTTTCTTTACAGAATACCTTACAGACCTTTCCGTATGGAATGCCTCTTGTGAAGGAATAGTAACTCTTTCTGGCTTTTCATATCAACAAATGGCTCAAGTTATTTTAGATAGAACTTTGTTTCTTATAAGGTTTGCTATTGATAATGGGAATGATGGTTTTAAATACATTAGTGGATATTGCTTTATAACAAACTTTGATATAAGTGGAAGTTATAAGGAAATAGGAACTTATGGGGTTACATTACAAGGAACAGGAAAGTATTACACAGATGCAACTCCTACAACAACTACAAGTACTACAAGCACTTCTACTAGCACAACAAGTACAACAACAAGTACAACAAGTACTACGACAACAACATCTACAAGTACATCAACTACAACATCTACAACGACATCTACTACTACAACGACAACGCAACCTCCTGTATGGTATGCTTTATTTAATTGTGCTACTGGTGTAACAGTTACTTCTACTAACTATCCTAATGGTTCTTTTTCAATTAATGAACGAGTAACTGCAATAGGTCAAACATTTAGAATTGACCAAGTTTATTATACCGACCCTAGTGGCTTATATCTTTCTATAACAACCACAGGTCTAACAGGTTGCCCTGCGACTACTACAACAACTACAACTTCTACTACATTAGCTTTAGTAGATTTTACATTGATTTATACTTGTAGTGGTGGTGATGCTTATTTAACATCTGATACTTATACAGGAGGTGCTGGAACTTACGAATATACGGATGCAGTATTTTCTTCTCAATCAGCAGCATTATCAGCAACGGCTTGGACTGCTGGTACTTCTAAAATTTATTATAATCAAGATGACACTATTCATTGGGTAGCAGTAAGAGATGCAGCAAATCCATCTAATAGAAAGGCACGTTCTGTTACTCCTGCTTGTGCTACTACGACAACTACGAGTACTACAACTGTGCCTCCAGTATGGTATAATCTGTTTAATTGTGGAACAGGTGCTAATGTTACCTCTGCTCAATATCCTAATGGAACATTCTCTGTCAATGATAGAGTTACGGCTATAAGTCAAACGTTTAGGATAGATTCAATTTATTATACAGACCCAAGTGGATTGCAATTATCAATTACTGCTACTGGTTTTACAGGATGTCCAGCAACCACCACTACGACAACAACGACTACTTTATCACCTTTAGTAGTAACAAACGGAGCAGTTACTTGTTCAGGTGTAACTGGTTCTTGGAGGTCATCTTTTACAGGTGGAACAGGAACTTATAGTTTTGTAGCTTATGCTAGTTCACAAGCAGCAGCAGCAGTAGCAATTGTTGCTGGACCTAGAACTGCTTTAGGTGGTGGTGCTACTTTTTATGATTGGAGTGGTATAGCTAATGGAACTTGGTATGTAGCAGTTATGGATTCTAATGGCACTTATTCCGTACAAAATACACCAGTAGTAGTAAGTTGTACTACAACCACAACAACCACAACGACAACAACTACAACAATAGGCACTCCAGATGCTCAATTCTATTTAACTTTAGACCCTAACAATACTGGTTCTTTAGCAATATATAGAAACGGAAACTTAAATACAACTTTGACTTTTGATGGTGCTTCAGTAGCAATTACAATGAATCCAAGTGATACATTCTATTGTGTAATAACTCAGACTGCTAGAGACAATTCAACACAAAGAGGACAAATAGTTTCTAATGATAATGGCAGTACTTATGATGATGTTAATACAACAGCAGGAGCATTACCAAAATCAAGAACTTCGGCAACGCAAACAGTAGTTGTAGGACATCTATATCAAGTATATGGATATTGTGGTGATTTAAGATAAAAAACCAAAACCGATGACAATAAGATTCGTATGTGCTCAACCAGCAACGCTTTACTATGCTTGGCAAGTAGAGGTAATGATTAACAACTTTAGTACAATGGGAATCAATCCTAATAACATAGACATAGTATGTTGGCGAGATGGTTCTATTCCTATTGAATGGTCTAAACTAGCAAACAATTATTCAGCTAGATTCTTCTTTTATGATGATACCAGAGAAAATAAAAACTATGTTTCATCTATCAGACCAAACATACTAAAGCAACATTTTAAGAAGTTTCCTGAGTTAGAACAAGATGCTATTTTTTATCACGATTGCGATATAGTATTTACTAAACCTATTGAATGGTATAAGTTTTTATATGATGACAAATGGTATGGTTCTGATACTAGATTTTACATTGGCTACGAGTACATAATGAGCAAAGGAGAACAAGTCTTAGATGCTATGTGTGATATAGTAGGGATAGACAAAGAGATTATCAAACAGAACGAAAGAAACTCAATAGGTGCTCAATATTTAATGAAGGGAATAGGTTGGAAATTTTGGGATAATGTAGAAAGGAATTGTGAGAGTCTTTATAAAGAGATAAGCGAATTAAGTGCAAACATAAAAGCAGATAATCCAGTTTACCACGAGTTACAAATATGGTGTGCAGATATGTGGGCAGTTTTATGGGAAGGTTGGAAGATGGGCAAAAAAACAATATGCCATCCAGATTTAGAGTTTGCTTGGGCAACATCAAGGATTGAATCTTGGGATAAATTAAACATCTATCATAACGCAGGAGCAATTGATGCTATAAGTGGATTATTCTTTAAGTCTAATTACATTAATAAGTTGCCTTATGGGGAAACTTTAAACATAAACAAAGAGTTTGCTAGTTCTAAATATTGGGAATTAATACAACAAACTAAAACAGTCCTATGAGAATAATATCAGCTAAATATGGTGGAGTAGATTGTACGGAGATTGTCAGTAGTAAAGTAAAGTCTGATAAATTAATGCTAAGAGTAAATAACGATATAATAGGAGACCCTAATGTCGGACAAGTAAAGCATTTACAATTAAGTTGGCAGGATAAAGATTTGGTCCATTTACAAACCTATAAGGAAGGAAGTTTAATATCTATCCCAAAGACTGGCAATAAGCGTTTAGGCATCTTCTATTCTAACAACAATCAACATACTATTTGGAATGCCATTTATAAGTCATTAGACACTATAAAAATAGCCTCTGAAGGCAAAGCCGATATAATCACTTGCCTTTGGGAAGAAATGCCCTTAAATCCGTTCCTAAGCGTTTTTAGCTGGTATAAGTCTCAAAGCCACCTTAACCAATTGTTACAGATTATGCAATGCTTATTTATGGCTAGGGAAATGGGAGAATACGAATATGTATCTTTTTTAGAACACGATGTAATGTACCCAGAGGGTTATTTTGATTACCCAGACTTTGTCAAAGGAGAGGTTTTAACCAATATGCATTATGGGGGAATTAATAAAGAAGGTTGGCAACATAGACATCAAAACGATGAGCCATTCCACCAAATGACAATGAGACTAGATGATGCAATTGAGCATTGTTTAAACATACTTCCTAATGCCTTAAAGGTAAATTGTGGCAATATAGAAACCGATAAACTTAAACGAAATCAATGGGTAAGTAAGAATGAGGCTATCCATATTAATCACGGCAATCACTTTACATCTCATAATTCCATCTATTCTAAAGACAATACTTATCAAACTCATCCTTATTGGGGGGAAGCTATTGAATATAAGGAATTGTTTAATAATTAGTAAATTTGTAAAAATAGAAAAATAATGTCTTGTAATCCTTCTAATGCTGATTTCAGACCAGCGAATTATAATATTCAGATATGGCAGAACAATACTTGGAGTCAAATATTCCAATTAACTGCTAATACTGACCCAATTGATTTAACAGGTGCGAATATAGAAATTCAAGTCCGTAGGAGACCTAATTCAGCAGATGCAGATATGACATTGACTTTAGCTGATGGTATAACTATTGGTGGTGTAGATAGTAACCAAATTACAATTAATTACGATGTGAATATAGATGCTGGTTCTTATGTTTATGATATGACTATCCAATTTCCAAATGATAATATCAAGACATATATTTGGGGTAATTTTATTGTTTATCAAGATATAACACAAATCTAATGAGTACAGAAATAACAGTTGTAAATGATATTATAGAGATTAATGTAACTGAAGAACCAGTAATAATTGAAGCTCCTTCTGGAGCATATCCTTTGCCTACTGGTGTTTATTCTGTATATGGTAGAACAGGGAACGTAGTTGCTCAAGATGGTGATTATACTTTAACTCTTTTAGGTGATGTAACAATTGTTACTCCTAGTAATGGTCAAGTTTTAAGATACAATGGAACTGCTTGGGTAAACTCAACTGAAAGTTATGTAGGTACAGTTACAAGTGTAGCTGCAAGTGTTCCAACAGGATTAACAATAGCTGGTTCTCCAATAACTACTTCAGGAACTTTAGCTTTTGGATTACAAACTGGATATTCAATACCTACTACTGCAAGTCAAACAACTTGGGATACTGCATATAATAGAAGTTTAACATCTGCTGCCGTAACAGGAACAACGACTAAGACTTTGACATTAAATCAGCAAAGTGGTGGTACTATTACTGCTAGTTGGACTGATGATAACACAGATGCAGTTACTTCCGTATTCGGTAGAACAGGAGCAGTTGTAGCAGTTAATGGTGATTATACTACTAGCCTAGTAACTGAAGGAACTAACCTTTACTATACAGATGTTAGGGCAAGAGCCTCTAACTCATTCGTAGCAGGTTCAGGTGGCTATAATTCAACAACAGGTGTTATAACAATCCCTACCAATAACAACCAAATAACTAATGGTGCTGCATATATAACTTTAACAGGAATAAGTGCTACTACGCCATTAAACTATAACAATACAACAGGTGTTTTTACTATATCTCAATCTAATACAAGTACTAATGGCTATTTAAGTAGTACTGATTGGAACACATTTAATAACAAAGAAGCTGCAATTACTGCTGGTACTATTACTCAATATTATAGAGGAGATAAAACATTTCAAATTCTTGATACTTCAGCAGTACCAGAAGCTACAAACTTATATTATACACAAGCTAGATTTGATACTGCATTTAGTAATAAGACTACAACTAACTTAACTGAAGGCACTAATCTTTACTATACAGATACAAGGGCAAGAGCAGCAATAACAGGCACAAGTCCTATAAGTGTTACAAGTGGAGTAGTATCAATTAGTCAATCTAATACAAGTACTAATGGTTATCTTTCTTTTACAGATTGGAATACTTTTAACGGAAAGCAAAACGCTTTAAACGGAACTGGATTTGTTAAAATTTCAGGTACTACTATTTCTTACGATAATTCTACTTACTTAACAACTATTGAAGGCATTACTGCTGGGGGTGAATTAAGTGGGACTTATGCAAGTCCATCTTTAGTAAATAGTGCAGTAATAGGCAAAGTTTTAACAGGTGTTAACATAACTGGTGGAACTATTGCAGCAACAGATTCTATCTTAACTGCTTTTGGTAAAGTACAAAATCAAATCAACGGATTAATAGGTGGTTCAATATATCAAGGCACTTGGAATGCAAATACAAATACCCCTACTTTAACAAGTAGTGTAGGTACTTCAGGATATTATTATATTGTTAGTGTAGCAGGTACAACTAATTTAAACGGCATTGCTGATTGGCAAGTAGGAGATTGGGCAATTTTTAATGGTGGTGTATGGCAAAAGGTAGATAATACCGATGCAGTAGTTTCCGTAAATGGATTTACTGGAGCAGTTAGCTTATCTACATCAAACATTAATGAAGGTTCTAATTTATATTTTACTAATGCTAGAACGATTGCTTCTACTTTAACAGGTTATACAAGTGGTGCAGGAACGATTACATCTTCAGATACTATTTTAACTGCAATACAAAAACTTAACGGAAATATAGGTTCAATAGTTTCAGGAGTTTCTAGTGTATTCGGAAGGACAGGTGCAGTAGTTTCTAATACAGGCGATTATACAACATCACAAGTAACAGAAGGTAGTAATCTTTATTTTACGGATACAAGGGCAAGAGCTGCTATTAGCTTAACTACAACAGGTACAAGTGGTGCAGCTACTTATGTAAGTGGTGTTTTAAATATACCAAATTATGGTAGTGCCTTAACAGGATATGTTCCATATACAGGTGCTACTCAAGATGTTGATTTAGGTGCGTTTAAATTAAATGCTCAATCTTTACACGCTAAAGGAACTGGAGGTCTTGGTCATTTAGGATTAAAGCATCAGTCAGCAAGTGCTACTGCATCGGCTAATGAAGTATCTTTATTTGCAGATAGTAATGGAGATTTGAGTTGGTTAAATGGTAACTTATATTTAAGCAAGTTTATAACTTCAGGTAATACTGCAAATCGTTCTTATACATTTCCTAATGCAACAGGTACAATAGCTTTAACAAGTGATATATCTTATCCAGTTACTTCGGTATATGGAAGAACAGGAGCAGTTGTGGCAACAAGTGGAGATTATACAACAACTCAAGTTACAGAGGGTACTAACTTATATTACACAGATACAAGAGCAAGAGCATCTTTAAGTTTTGTAGCAGGAAGTGGTGCATACAACTCTACAACAGGAGTTATAACTATACCTACTAACAATACTCAAATAACTAATGGCTCAAACTATATTACTTTAGCTTCATTATCTGCTACAAGTCCTTTAAGTTATAACAATACAACTGGAGCATTTACAATAGCACAAGCGACTACATCAACAAGTGGTTACTTATCAAGTACAGATTGGAATACATTTAATGGCAAACAAGCTGCATTAACCAACCCAGTAACTTTAAGTGGCTCAATAACCACCAACTACCATACCAAATGGACAGGCACAAATACCATAGGCAATAGCTTAATATGGGATAATGGAACTAATGTTGGAATTGGTAATACTAATACCTCTTATACATTAGATGTTAGTGGTACAGGAAGATTTACAGGATTACTTACAGCAGGTGCAGGTGTTAAAATGTATTATGGTCGTTCTGATGGCAGATTTTTTATTACTGATGAAGCGAATTATGGTGATATGACTTCTACAACTGGAATGGTTTCAATAGGATATTATCCAGCAGGACAAGAAGCTACAATTCGCTCTCGCAATTATTCTACATCTACAAATACAAAATTAGCTTTTGATGCATCACAATTTTATTTTGCAGGAGGTAATGTAGGTATTGGTACAAGTAGTCCAAATATTATTGGTACTGTTGGAACAGTATTAACAATATTAGGAGCAAGTACAACCAATGGTGGCACTTTAGAACTAGGAAGTAATAATTTAACGAGCACTACAGGTGAAATGGGTAAATTAGAGTTTTTAGGATTAAATGGAAGTGGTAGTGTAAATAGTAGAGCAATAATAGTTTGTAACCAAGATGGTACTACAACTTCAAGTAATATGAGGTTTTTTACAATGAGTGCTGGAACAATAGCCGAAAGAATGCGTATTACAAATGGGGGTGGGGTTCGTATAAATACAACTGCCACAGGTACATCCAATCCACAATTATATGTTTATAATGCAGATGGAGGTAGACTTGTTGCTACATTTGAAGTTGGTATAGTATCAGACGGATTTACTGCAATTAGTTTTGCAAATAACAATGGTCAAAAAGGTAGTATTGCTATTAATTCAAATTCAACAACATATAATACAACTTCTGATTATCGTTTAAAACACGATTTAAAAGATTTTAATGCTTTAGATAAAGTCTCTAAAATTAAAATTTATGACTTTGCTTGGGAATCAAATGGAGAAAGAAATGATGGTGTTATGGCTCACGAATTACAAGAAGTTATACCTTATGCAGTTAATGGTAAAAAAGATGCAGTTAATGAAGATGGTTCAATTAAACCACAAGGAGTTGACTATTCAATGATTGTACCAACATTAGTAAAAGCTATTCAAGAATTATCTAAACAAAACGAAGAACTATCTAATAGATTAATCAAACTAGAATCAAAGTAGCTAGAATAAAAGAAATTAATACTTATATTTGTAAAAAATCAATACTATGATACAACTAAATGAAACAAAC